ATTGCGCTTTGTTCGGCAGCTGGAATTCACCCGTTTACTTATTCGCAAATGAGGCCAATCAAAACACTTACTGTCGACCTTGAAAATCCGGAAAGAATCATCAGAAGAATGTCTGCCAAGATTTTGTCTTCAGCGATGAAGCATGGACATGTCAAGCGCGTATATGGCGAACTGCTAATAAAACCAGCAGGTCTCGATTTGATGAAACTTCCAGACAGGGCAATTCTCGAGGAAGCAATAGAAAGAGCAGAACCAGAGCTTCTAGTTATGGGGCCTATTTACAAATCTTTCGTAGACCCAGGTGGGAGAACGTCTGAATCAATTGTTGTTGAAATTGCTCGATATCTTGATTCATTGCGGACAAGGTATGGATGCGCAATGTGGCTAGAACACCACGCACCACTAGGCACTACTCTTGCTACACGAGAATTGCGGCCGTTCGGTAGCGCTGTATGGTCGCGCTGGCCGGAATTCGGTATTTCTCTACAACCCGACCCGACCGCTCCTGAACCCTATGTTTACGACGTCCGTCACTTCCGTGGGGCCCGCGATGAGCGCCAGTGGCCACTCAAAATCAAGCGTGGCACCACATTCCCGTTCCAGGTAATCGAGTTTATGAATGTGGGCAAATAGTTTACTAAGATAGTTAAATGAGCGAAGAGAAAAGCAACAAGATTGCTTCACGTGAATTTCTTGGCGAGCGCGACCTAAGAATTTTTAAACTTCGTCAAGCCGGGACATCAACCACCGAAATAGCTCGTAGATTCGGCATCTCAACTGGTGCAGTAGCAAAATCAATTCAGCGTTCTCTTGAAAAGATGAATAGAGAAACCTTGATGGCCTACCCCGAGGTACTGAGGCTTGAACTCGAAAGACTGGACAACCTTCAACAAGCAATCTGGCCAATGACTCAACATAGAAGAGAAGTCCTCCCTGATGGGACCGAAGTACAAGTGGAGCCAGACCTCAAAGCAATACAACAGGTGCTCTCAATTATGGACAGAAGAACAAAATTGTTAGGCATGGACCAGACAAACATAAATGTGCAAATGGACGTTGCTACAAAACAGAACGATGCAATCAAAGCAACACTGGCCGGCTCTGAACAAATGAAACAGGTTGGCCCGAAATTCGACCCAGAAGCAGAAGCCAGACAACTGCTTGCACTCATGGGCTCCTCCGGAGTTTTGCCAGAAAGCACAGTGCAGAGAATACTTAGCGAGAAAGACATCATCGATGCCGAAGTTATCGAAGATTCTTCTCTTATTGAGATAGAACCCGAAGACATGGAGGAAGATGAAGATGCAGAAGAAAATTCCAACGAATAGCAATTTAGAGGCAGCAGTTAACAAGGTTTCCGAAACGACTGGATTGTCCATTTCGCCAATTGACAAAACCGAAGATGGCCCAGCCGGAACATCTGTCCTCATTCGCACCACGGAGGCAAGTCGCGAGCGCTGGAGGAAGGCTGCAGAGGTAACCGGTCAGAGCATGTCCGCATGGATTCGGGACATTCTTGACGCCAAGGCAACAGAGCTGCTCGACTGCCAGCACCCGGCATATATGTTGAAGATATACCCCTGGGCAAAGATTTGCACCCAGTGCAACACGAGACTTCAGTAATACTGCACCCCTGCAGGGATTCGTTTTGGCGTATTATTGGGTGTAATGATACAGAGAGAAATTAAATCGCTTGACAGCTCTCCCGCCTGGGTTCAGCAGGTGGTCGATGAGTTCGTCGAAAATGCCCCAGACTTCGAGGTAATGGGCAAAGCGGCAAAAATGTCTTACACAAAACCAGAACTTCGTGAGAGAATCAAAAATAGAATTATGGCTGGCTCCAAGGGTGGGAATCCTGGTCAGTGGAGCGCAAGAAAAGCGCAACTGCTTGCACTCGAATACCGCAAGGCTGGTGGCGGGTATAGAGGGAAGCCTAAAAAGGCTCAACGCTCTTTAAAAGAGTGGACAAGAGAAAAGTGGACGACCAGCGATGGCAAGAAGGCCAACAGGCCGGGCGGAATGCGCAGATATCTTCCAGCAGCGGCGTGGGCAAGACTTACTCCAGCTCAGAGAAGAGCAACAAATCGAAAAAAGATTCTCGGCTCGCGCAGTGGCAGACAGTTTGTTGCCAACACAGACCGAGCAGCAAGTGCGGGAAGGGCCGCGAGAAAGTCATAGAATAATGCCTAGGTTTGATGAGGAAGATAACGAACTAATTGGCATGATGCGAGAGTACGAAAAGTACGCGAGGTCATCCCACGGGGATATTGAGGATTTTGACGAATGGCTGGAGACGGAGTATGGGAAGTCCAAGTCAAAGGTGATGAAGCCATCGAAAAAAGGTCGCAGCCCAATGAAGGGGCAAGCGAATTAGGTTTTAAACTCCGATTCAAGACCGGAGAATATGCAAAAGACGCTGACACGGAATCAACCGCGCCAGCGCCTTCTGTGAATAACTGGACCTAGTTAGCGAGATTCGCGCTTAAGGCTTTCCATTTCCTTCCGAACGAGTTGTTCATACTCGTCATTGTGGCGGTGCTGAAGAACCAACCCCGCACGACGACGTGCCTCTTGCCGCATTGCAGTAACTTTCTTTCGTTCTTGACGCTCTTTGTCGTTAAGACGTGGGCGACCACGAGTGAGTCCCTTTGTTTTAAGAGCTTTATATTCTGACATTTAATAACCCCCTATTAGGTGAGTGTTTGTAGGTTGATTTGATAGTAGCGATTTTTTAGAAATGTGACAACCTCTAATAAAAATTATTTGATAGGGTTTTGGCTATGAGCATGTTAGAAAAACACCTAAAGGAACTATCCCAATTAGTCAAGGCTGAGCCGAAAACCGTACTCGGGGTCAGAGAGGTCATCGACATACTTCTGGACATAAAAACGGACGACGAAAGCAGGTCTGTGATTATTGACGGTGATGAAATGACCAAGTATTTTGGCAAAAAAAGAAAGACCCCCGTCTCCGAATCTCGGTTCGGAATTAACGAGGGTCTTGCTTAACTAAGTGGTTTTAAATCAGAATGGTTCAGATTCATCTGCGCCCACGCCCACTGGCTGACGCGATGTAACTGGCTTCTGACGGCGAGCCGCTGGTGCAGCAGAGCCTTCCTGGCCACCTTCTTGCTTTGTGCGACGAGTCACAGCCTCAATGGCACGAGTGTTGATTGCGATTTCATCTGCAATTACCTCTACCGTTGAACGCTTCTGACCAGTCTCCTTGTCATCCCAGGTGCGCTGCTCAAGACGTCCCGTAACGATTACACCAATCCCCTTTTCGAGGGTCTTTGATGCGTTCTCGGCGGTATAACGCCATGCCGTGATGTTGAAGAAGGAAACTTTTTCCTGCTTCTCCCCGGCCTGGTCGTACCAGACGTAGTTTGACGCTACTGAAAATGCCAGGCGAGCCTGGCCGCTTGCGGTGAAAGTGAGTTCCGGGTCTGCCGTGACATTCCCGATAATCACTACTGGTGCTGGGTTCATTTCTTCTCCTAGTGGGTTAATTACCGAGGTCGACGACCTCGGTGCACATACCATACCACCTCGCTGATAGGGTATGTGAACATGAGCTACTCAAAAGATGAAGCGAGACTTGCCCTTATTGAACAGATAGCATGGGTCCTTACATACATCAACACCGATGACACATCTACGGACGAAGAGGCGGATACAGTATTTGAAGAAATGCTAAATATATCTGCAGTTATTGGGGCTTCACTCGAAATTGAGGTTACAGAAGTGCTCGAAAACGATGTAGCTTTAGTCCAAATAAAGCTAAAAGATGGAGAAAAATTTGTACAAGACCTACTCGGCCGAGAATAAAGGCCTTTATCTGTAAAGGGTTTGGGCAAGATGTTGGGGCCCACGTAATAATTTGGTAATATAGAGGTGTCAAAGTGACACACATAGGCAGGTTAGTTATTAACACCTGTTGTCCTATCCGCTAGCCACAGGAGACAAAAAGTTGAACGCAGTTTTGGGATATGGAATTTCTTTACTCTTTTTCATGACGGGAGTCTTAATACCACTTAATTCCCAGTAAAAAGCGACCACAGAGGCAAGAGGCAAGAGGTTCCACAAGACCCAGAAAAGCGTTGTCCGCGTCTAGAACCAGTGTTTGAGGCGTATGGGCTCTATCCAGTGCAAACGTGGTCCTACATCGCCTGGAGAGAGTCTGGGTGCCGTCCTAAGGCCCAGAATGCCACATGGGATGCCAACGGGAATATGACGTACGCCCTAAATAAGGACAAGTCGTACGATACCGGCCTTCTACAAATCAATTCTGGATGGTACTCAGCCGTCAAAGAAGTCTGCGGGGAGAATGCGGTCGACAATCGGATGCAGGGACTGAAGACTATTCACTGCAACCTCATGATGGCTCGCTACATAATGAACAATAGCCAAGGCGGATTGTCTAACTGGAGAATGTAGGTCTATGGTTGTCAGACTTTTAATGTCTCGATAACCTTGGCCCCATGCAAGAATCCTTTGATGTGCCAGCTCGGCAGTTTGATTTTAAAACTGACTTATCGTTTGGCCAAAAAGGCGAAAGCCTCGTTTCCAGTTTTCTTGACTCATTATCTGGTGGCTCTTTCGAAGTAAAAAGCGACCGCTACAGAAATGGGAGGATGGTCGTCGAGACCGACCAAAACCCACGTGGCATCCGCGACAACAATGGGAACCAAATTTGGCACAAAAGCGGAATAAACGTCACTACGGCTAAATGGTGGGTATACGTTTTTTCGATGGACGAAGCATTCGTCATCATCAACGTCGATAGATTAAAGCGGTACCTCAGGCTTAACAAGCCAAGATTCAACGAAAACACAAAAATCAACCTAGGCGGGAAGGATAACCCGGCCCGTGGATTTCTCTTGATGCCGCAAGATGTGATTGATTTGATGAGGAATAGCGAATACGATTTACCGGCATGAACGACAATATGGAATCCGAACTCCTGCCCGAGGAATTGCCTGTTGGTTATGGTGGGGAAAACGAATCACTGCTTTTAGTGATTGATGAACTTCTAAAAAGCCCAAGCGATTTTGCAAGAACTGTAGTTAATGAAATCAAAGCGCTTCAATCTCGATACGTACTACTTCGTCTCGATAGAGATAACTGGCGCAAAGATTACGAGTACGAAAGAAATCTTTCCGACCAACTTTTTGACTGTCTTGCTGCTTACAAAAATGGAACCGCAGTGGACGAAGAAGAAGCAAGAAAACGTGAAGTTGTTTTATACGAGTATGCACTCAAAAGACGTGGACTACTCTGATGAAAAAGAGAGTACGAAAACTAATAAATCTTGAACGGACAGACCTCGGAGAACAGAACCACATAGAGTGGTATGAAGAAGAGGAAGTGGACGTGCAGGACGAGGTTGTCAAAAAAGAAACTGATAAATAAGATAAAAGTCATAAACCACAAATTATTGAATTAAGGAATCAAATGAAAACTCGAATTATTGGTTTAGCAATCGTTGCATCGATTCTCGTTGGGTGCGGTCAAAAAGAAACCATCCGCGAGGTGCTCGTAACAACTCCGCCAACAGAGGCACCAGCTCCAGAACTGAATAAGTTTGACCAGTATCTAGACATGCTTTACAACGAGTCAGCTCAAGCTCGCTCTTGGACAGAGGCAGATTTGCTCGAACTTGGCACAACCGTATGCGAAGTGTTTGACCAAGGCGGAACGATTGATGGCCTCATTGAAGTATTTAACGAGAACTCCTCGGGTAACTACGATGACGAACTATATTCAGCAGTCATTGCTGGTTCAGTAATTTTCCTTTGCCCAGAATGGGCCGACTACGTCAAAGAACAACTGAGCTAATGCTTTTTATGGGTCGAATACAGGGATGTGTGTGATGCTCGCCCCTGTATCGGCTCACTCTTATAAGGTGTAGAAACCGTAGCGGTACACGTTGGTTCAACTCCAACCAGGGGCACAAATGACAAACACACTTACACTCAATGAATTGCAACGTCGTCAAAATGATGAGACTCAACGTCTTAAATCGTTGCGTCTCACAAATAGTCGCGAAACAGAGTACGATAGATATCACCGAATGTGGGTTCCCCGTAGCAGGGTTATTGGTTGTGATGGCGTAGTCAGAACTACGCGCAAACGTAACGAAGAACCAATGTCGCCGCCAAAAAATTCTGATTACTATCGTTTGTTTTCAGCATTTACGAAGATGCGTTCTGATGGGGCGTTCGCGAGATGGAATATTAAAGGAAATGGCTACGTAGACTACTGGTGCAATCTGCCGACACTGGAGCAGCCAATGATTACCCATTACGAGGGAGACATGGACTATTGGGACCATCTCAATACCGGGATGTCGTGGGCTATTAACTGGGATTGCGTTCAAGATAATGTTTTGCTTGATATTCAAAACGACGGCCTAGATATTGCGACCAGCAGGTTAACTGAAGCTGGCTTTAAATTTAAGGTAATTGAAGAGATGAATAACCTAGAAGACAATACTCAAATGATTAACCTCATTTTCCGAGGTAATGGTTGCACTGATGTGATAAACGAATCCGGCTTCGTGGTGTGGACTTGGATTAATAACGCATTCGATGGCGGACCCTCTGAGCCACCAGCGATAGACCTGTAAGGAAGAGCGAATATGGACGAACTTAATCGAAAAATCACCTTGTTGAAATTAAAAATTAAGCCACCATATTTGCCGTATATCGATGTCGACGAGGGCTGGTACCAGCTTGTGCTTGATTGCGACAAGGAACTTTCAGAAATTGACCCCAAGTACGACCTGCAACAAATCAAAGAAAAATTTGGTGGCTTGAGATTCTACTTCCAGCCATCCGACCCATCTCTTCGCAATGAAATGGATGCAGTTGTTGCAAAGTACGAAGAAATCGCCGGCAGAACATGCGAAGCTACCGGTGGTTCAGGTGTGTTGATGAAGTCAATTGGAAACTGGTACAAAACGCTGAACCCAGAATTTGCTGCGAGCAATCTGACATATGCAAAGTACTCAGAAGTAGATAAGAAAACGAAGGAGTGAAATGCCACAAAAAGGGACAATCGGACAGATAACAAAAGCCGGGAAAACAGACGACTGTATCTATGTGATTTGGCAAACTAAAGACCCAGTTAAAACATGGTATGTAACCACGGATATTGATGGGAAGTTTTCACGCTGCAGGCTCATATCGCTAATCGACAGAAGACCGCATGAAATAAACAATGGATTCACTCAAGATGCGTGGTCTTTTGAGGTTCTGGATGATAAAACATTCCATAAAATGGCTGGCGGAGGGGTACCAATCCCACCGAGGGATATCTAATAGGTAAAGCTATTCCCACTAAAAACTGTCAGACATGCTAATTTTTTAACATGGAAATGCAGACATTTGCGATGGACTTTGAATACGAAGAGATTCACGACTACATATTTGTCTACAAAAAGCTCCTCCCAGACCACGAGGAGATTTACAAATCGCTGAGAGAAAGCAAAGAGCGGAACGCCGATAATAATTTCTACGGTAAATGGACGCCTTGGTACACATTTGGCCATATGGCTCTCATAAACGAGGGAAACGGCGAACCAGAGATTGCCAATTTCGAACGTGGATGCTACCGACGTGCAACAGCGGCGATACATGCGGCAATGATTCACTATCAGAAGGTAAACGGAATTGTCGACCCAAATACGGGCAATGAATTACCAATACTGACAAGTCCAGGACCATGCTCATACAAAGAGAATTCATCCGACCATGACAAAATAGACCCAAAAGCGATGAGCTTTCATGTTGATTTCATTCCGGAGACCGTCGACTTTCCTGGTGAAAAGTTCATGATTACATCCTGCACATACCCAAACGATGATTACGAGGGTGGAGAAATCGAGTTTTGGGCTGATGGGAAGGCAATAAGGTACAAGCCAAAAGCGGGTGAAATTCTCGTCTTTCCATCAGGCAATCCATTGTTCCCCGGAGATGGTCGCCCATATTTTCACTCCGTATGCCCGACTGGTCAGGGAGAGAAGTGGCTATTCCGTTCTTTTGGCAAGTATGTTGACCCCGTCACGCCTGAATGGGAGGCTGGTGTAGAGAAGTATGGCGAAGAGGCCTGGAAACAACAAGTCTGCGGAACCGATGATGAAAAGAAGAGCGTTTACGCCAAGGCAGGACCTGCTTTAATGATGTTTGAAAACGGGATACCAACAATTTCAAAAGAATTAGTAAGAGCTTATAAAGGAAACCTAGTTAAAGGATACGGAGTCAGGGAAGACCGATGACAGAATATTTAGGCGTAAGCGCGCAAGAAAAATTTGCCCTCGCGATGAGTGGGTACAAAAAAGATGGTTTTTATGTTGAGCTTGGAGCGTTCCATTCAGTGAATGGAAGCAACACGTTTCATCTCGAACGTGACTACAACTGGTCAGGTGTTTCTTTTGAGATAGTTGATGAAAAAAGGGAAGAGTTCATTAGCAACAGAACAAATCCATGCTTTGGTGATGCCTTGAAGTTTGACTACTTGGCATATTTTAATGACAACTTCTTCCCGAAACAAATTGACTACTTACAGGTAGATATTGATGCTGGGTATGACACAAACATAAGGCCAATTACCCCATACACAACTCTATTGGGCCTAATTACGCTTCCCCTAACTCAGTACAGATTCAATGTGATTGTATTTGAGCATGATGAGAATATGTATTGGAGACTAAACACAGTAAGAGATGCGCAGAGGGAGATACTTGACGCCCTCGGGTACACGCTGATTTGGAGGGATGTCCACGAAGATTGGTGGATTGACTGCAACGTGATTGACCACCAGCTTGCTAGGCAATACTTTTACGGAGACCCATTAAGTGTTTGACACACTCATAAGAACAGATGTAGTTGATAGTCAAACGCTGGAAACGATGCATGAGTACTGTGAAAGCGTTGACTTCTATATCAACGAGTCGTATGGTGGAATACCAGATAAGTTGTTAGCTCAACAGCAAACTGGAATAACTGATGAAAAACTAAAAGAATTCGGTGCACCACCAGCACCAGACGAAGTTTTGCGTTCTCATCGATTTCAGGACATGAACAGAGTCCTTAAAGAGATTACGTTGAAATTGAATAAAATATGCAAAGATATAATCCTCGAGCAATACGGAAAGCAAACAACTCGCCTACAAGGCGAATCAATCGTTCGGTATGCCCAAGGTCAATCTCTCCCATATCACCAAGATTGGTCGATATCTGAATATGTAATAAAAAACGGCTTTCCAGTCGTTCACCTTTCGTCCGTTTTCTACATCAACGATAACTACGAGGGCGGCGAATTGCTTTTTTCCACTAAAAGGCAGACCGAGTATCAGCACGACATAATGTCGCTGAAGCCACAAGCCGGAACGATTGTGTTTTTTGATGCCCTCCAGTGGCACGCTTCGGCACCTGTAAAGAGTGGCCACAAATTCGCCAGCACCAATTTCTACAGCCTTTAAAATAAGACAAACTGCTAATATTGTTGGACTATGACGGTCACGCGTGAAACCTACAAGGAATTTATTGGCCGCGTCAGCTATGGCGATATTGAGCCAATTATTTCCGCGCCAGATGTGGATTTCGAAGCAGTTGACCGAGTTGTAAAAAACGATAGTGATGTCATCTTCACCTGGGATTACAGTCTTGCAAGACCACAGCTCCGCAAGCTTTACGAAAAGGCGAAAAATAATCAGTGGAACGGTGAAACAGCCCTTGACTGGTCAACCGAAGTAGACGTAGAACGCTCAGTAATAGAGGATTATGCCAACTTCGGCTCAAGTCGTGAGATGTCGGTGTATGACGGCAGCCCTGTTGAGCACTGGGGCGATAAAGAATGGCTTGAATTTGGCGTAAATAGTCGCCGTTGGCTTATTTCCCAATTCATTCATGGAGAGCAGGCCGCGTTGATGTGCTCAGCAAAATTGACGCAAACATGTCCGTGGTATGACGGCAAGTTGTATGCCTCTACGCAAGTCATGGACGAAGCTCGCCATGTTGAGGTATTTGCAAAGTATGCCAAGGAAAAACTCGGTGGCACTCTTCCTTTTAACTGGCACATTCAAAGCCTCGTTGACGACACAATTGCAGACAATCGTTGGGATATGACATACCTTGGTATGCAAATAATGGTCGAAGGTTTAGGCCTTGCCTCCATGGCGTACATGCGTGAACTTACAAACGAACCACTACTCAAGCAATTGCTCAGAAACGTCATGGCCGATGAGGCGAGGCACATATCGTTCGGGGTTCTTTCTCTCAAAGAGATTTATGCGGAGATGAGCGACTCCGAAATAATGGAGCGTCAGCAGTTCGCTTATGAAGCCAGCGTCAAGCTCGGTGAAAGAATGCTTCAGCAGGAAGTTTATGAAAAGATGGGCGTAAAGACCAAAGACATCGCACCGTACCTATTGAAAGACCCAGCACAGGCCTGGATTCGAAAAATGTTGGCTGCCAAAATTGTTCCAAATGTCAGTAAGCTTGGGCTACTCGATAGAAATGGGGCTTGGTTGCGTAGGAAATTTGAAGAAATGGGAACCATTGAGTTCGAGAATCTCGGTGATTCAGAAGAAGAGTTTGCGGCTTTCGTTCACAGCTATTAGATGAAATCACCAGACGATTTTTCAATAAATCTGGCCTACTCATACAAAAATAGCGAAGAGCTATCAAAGTATTATGATGACTCGGCTAAAGATTATGACAGATTTACAGAATCTGTTGGTTACGTGCTTCACAAACGCGTGGCGGAAAAGGCATCACATTTGCTCAATACCTTGAGGCGCACTGAAGAGATTATTGATATCGGTTGCGGAACTGGTCTTCTTGGATTGGAACTTGGTTCAAATCCCCAAAACATACGTATTGACGGAATAGACATTTCACCCGAAATGGTTTTTTATGCCTATAACAAAAAGAAGCAAAATGGCCGTATGTGCTACCGGAAAATCTATATCGGTGATATATCAAACCAAAATCAAATCCAGAAAAATACTTATAGCTTTATGGTGAGCTCTGGAACTTTTACAACTGGGCATTTAGATGCTGGTCATTTATTGAACATAATCAGAATGATGCAGGCTGATTCCTATGCTGTATTTAGTGTTAAAAGCGACCACTTTCAGGATTCTGGATTCATGGGGCAACTGGAACGGCTTGTAGATAGCGAATTAATCGAGATAATTGAGATATCTGAAGTTGATTCATACGAAAACCCTGGTTACACTGCACTCTCGAAGATTATTACAATAAAAATCCCGTAAATAAAGGGCCTGTAGCTCAGTGGTAAGAGCAGGGCACTCATAATGCCTTGGTCGTGGGTTCGAACCCCACCGGGCCCACAAGGAGAAAATATGCAACCAAGATACAGAAAGTCAGCACCTGAGATAAAGAAGTTCGCAAACGAAGATGAACTGAAAGAATTCATGCGCAACTTTGTTGAGGCCGAGAGCGAATTTTTCACCGAGATGAAAAAGCAACTCAAGGGGAAAAACTTCACGGGAATCACTCATGAAAAGTCTTCTGAAAAAAGAACAGAGGCTCTTCAGAGGTTGCTTGGAAAGATTGATAAGTTTTGCCCACATTTCAGCACCACAATGCCAACCTTCAGACACTTCCTCTGTCCATCAATTGGAGTTGGTTGTTGCTTCGAATGTTTATCAGGATTTCTGCCCTTACTTATGGCCGACTCGTCTGGTTGCGACCTTTGCAGCATCAAGCAGGTGATGTACCAAGAAATATCAATCCCGATTGGGCATGGAACATTGACGATGAATCTTGGTGCTGATTGTTGCGCCGATATATTCACTAAAAATATCTAGGACATGGATTTTCTTCTATACCGTTGGTATTGGATTAAGTCGCGAATACCCCATAAGTGCAAGAACTGGCAACAGTTTTTAGGTAATCAAAAAGCAGGCGTTATGTTCTGTTCTATCTGTGCAAAAATATTGGACGAAGAGAGAGAATTCAGGGACGCGGCATTTGAGATTGAAGAGGAGCAAAGAGGACAATGAAGAAGAAACACCTAAGGCGCGACATAAAAGACCTCCAAAAAAGAATCACCATATTGGATGTGGAGCATTCTAAAATCGAGAGAAAATATGAACAGTTGCACACGGCTGTTGGCAAAATGGTTCAGGCTCTCAGAGCAGAACATCCAGACCAAAAAAAGCACATGAAGATGATGGTCAAACAAAGAAGAGAATGGCCAGAGATGTGGGACTGGATAAATATCGTCGCAGACTATTACGATGACCAGTCAGAGTCAGACGACGACTTTTTCTTCTAAATAGCGCGCCTTTAGCTCAGTCGGTAGAGCACCGGACTTTTAATCCGTTGGTCCTGGGTTCGAGCCCCAGAGGGCGCACGCCTTGTGACGCCAGGCAAGTTGTTATTTAACGTCAAATAGGTACACTCCAAGCAACATGTACACCAAAGGAAAATTCAAACCACAAATCAAATTGGACAGCAAGTCATACGTTGTCCTCTGTTACGCAAAAAGCAAGCGAAACTGGTTCACCGAGGATAACTACAGACAATTCCAGTTAAATCGAGCGGAATTCGTCAAAGACATCTCAAGAAGCTTCGACACGCTTTCTAAATTCGGCTATATAGCCAAACATGAAGCAAATAACAAAACGACCTACAGAATCACCGCCGATGGCGATACTTGCCTCAGAGTATTGGGACAAAAACGCAAAGACGATTTAGCCGACATGCTTCGTGAAAACGGAGTGCAAAGCAATTTCGGTCGCAGTAAGAAGAATCAGATAAATTTAAGCGAAACGCCGCTAACTTCAAATTAATCCGGCTGAAGCCTTTTCCGCGATTTTTTTATTTTGAGGCCCCTTCTAGATAAATTTATCCGACACTCACACAGCTCTGCATATTTTATGTACGTCACCAACCGGACAAAAGAAAAACGGCCGCCTTCTAGATAAATTTATCCTATGCTTCCACGCATATAATATGTATCCCTATGACGCTATATAGCACAGAACTCACTATCGAACTAGCGCAAAAGACAGAACAAAAAGAACCACTGTCACTGCAAGAGTTAGCTGCCTATATCGACAAGCCATACAAGACAATCGATGGCTGGATAAAAGAAGGATTCATCCCTGCCACCTACATACACACTGGCAAATCGGCACATCATCGCCAATTCACCTATTTAGGTACATTTCTGGCAGAGCTGCTGAGTATCTTGCAAGACGCAGGCTTTGGGACGCAAAAAATACGAGAAAGCGCTAAAACAGTCAGTGACATACTTGTGCATCCGTACGGTTATGTAGCAATTGATACAAATCAGCCAATGAGAAGATTGCTTGCACCAAATAGCTGGGAAGAACTGAGCGAGAAACTCAAAACACACTACGAATACGACAACTCTTCACCGATGCTAACTATCGACCTGAATCGAATACATGTCACTATTGCCAACTACCACACCGATTCAGACATACGACGCGAACTAGAAACATGCATCATGCACCTTGATGTAACCGGAAACTACAAACGAGTGCCCGAGCTGGTGACCGTCATCGAAGACCGAGCAGAATACGACCTACGCGGCAAGCGAGTTCTCAAGAGCCGGTTTAGATAAATTACAATAAAAACTCTGCGTCATAAAATTTGGCGCATTGGTGCCCCCACACCCCCTACGAGTGCATGTACGCAGCCCCGCAGACCCCTGTGGACACCCGAAGTCGTGTACCATATTCGCAACACACGAAGTGTGTACCTACATTGTCACACTGTCGTCGTGTAGCAGTGTGTGCTACGCCATCATCATTCGTGTCGTGTAGTCAGCACACGAAGTCGCAAGATGGGTTTGTGGGTTCGTGGGTTCGCACCAAGCGTGTGAGTGTGTCGTCGCAACGCAGACGAAGCACGAAGCGTCAGTGTCGTGTCGTCGCTAGCAGTTTCGTGTGAAGCGTCGCAGTGTCACCACCGTCAGCGAACTTGACTGTCGCATAGTCAGGCAGAGGTGAGGCAACGACTACACCCACACGACCACCGTGTCTGTCATCAGTAGGTGAGACGACAATGGTTAGTCCGATAAGTGAGGTGCTATCAGCGTGTTGCTTAGTCATAGTGTCTAAGGTAGTCGCTAGGCAAGGGCAGAGCAAGTATCCCTACACGCAGAGGGCTAGTGACTAGGGAGAGGCGTGGAAGGTTGGTAGGAGAGAGAGGGAAGCCGTGAGCAGTCGCAGACCAACTCGCCCTAAGAGGAGTGGCGCACACGCTACGGGTGACACACGGGTAGTAGGTACATACCCCACACCCCATACCCCATTCCCCATACCCTATACCCCACCCGATACCCGTTTGGTATCTGTCCAGTGTCGTGACTATCCTGTGAGGTATGGAGACACTTACTCACTACCTACTCACCGACGCAGAGCGTGAAGCACTTGAGGTACTAGGCACACTTGACTACCGATACACAGACGACCTCGCAGACACCGACCCATCAGCGTCAGAGCGTGTCGTGAAGTTGTTTCGTAAGGTCAAGACGAAAGGCGCATACTTGACTAGCGACGAGGTGTTGCTACTCACCCTGTCACTATACGAACTTGAGCAGTGCCTACTCACCGACGCAGAGACAGCACCTAACACCAAGACAGGCAAGATGGTGCGACAAGGTAGAGAGGCAGACGCACGACAGGTGCGACGCACACTTGAGACAGTCATAGAAGGTTGGCAGTCACCGACATTGGTTAGCAGTTTCACACCACAAGTATTCGCAGGTGTCGTGTGAGAGATGGTCACATTGTCGTATGCGACGCTTGTGAGAAGTCGTATGAAGCGCACATTCATAACGAACTGATAGACGACGGTTGGTTGTTAGACGCAAATCAGTTTGGTTACTACAGCGGTTTCAGTGACAGTCTCGCAGACGAAGATGAAGACCACCCGTGGAAGTTGTGTCACGACTGTATCGTCACCCTACTCACAGCCCTACCCCGACTAGGTGAACGACTAGGTAAAGGACAGCACCCAAGTCGCAAAGGTGATAAGCCGTGTTGTCGTTGGTGTTGGATATTCCGCACGAACGACGACGGTTCACTCACCACCCTTGTCGCAACCGACGACGGTCAAGGTTGGCAAGAAGCCGACGACGAGAACACGAAGTAGCAAGTCGCAAGTGCCACGGGTAGCCTACGGGTATCCCTACTACAAGGAGACATAGTGAAGTTACTAACCACCACACTCGCAGTCGCAGTCGCACTGTCGTTCACCCCAGTCAGTGAAGCGAGAGCAGATGAATGCCTAGAGCCGACGCAAGCACCATCATCAGCAGTGCCTACAGTGTTCACCATCATTGACACCGAGGTAGGCACGACAGCATACGAACGCCTAGTGACTTATTCCAATGGTGGACACACCGCACTAGGCAAGGCGATAGCACAGGCGCACGGTTGGTTCGGCGTGTGTGAGTATGTCGGCGTAGGTATTGGTAATGGTTCAGGTGGCAATGGTTATCGCCCGAACTTTACACTCGCACTGTGGCGAAGTGGAATAGATGTCGCACTCGCACGTAGTGTCGTGTATCAGTTGATAGGCGCAAGCACCACCCCAGTCGTGACGAACGGAGACTGTGCCGTATCGTGTGACGGCACAATAGATGGAGTAGCACCGACGACCACCACTGTCACACCGACCACGACGACGACTGTCGCAGTGATTACGACTACCACTGTCGCAGTGACGACGACGACGCAAGCACCAGCACCAATGAACGAACCAGCGAGCGAACCAGTAGATGAGCCGACGCCAGTGGCATACGAAGCACCGACACCGACTACGACAACGACTACGACACCGCTAGTCGCTAGCGCAGTAGCAGGAGTTGAGAGCACTGTATTCACCCCATCAGTAACGACGACCCGCAAGCCATTCGTCAAGAAGCCAGTCGTCAAGAGCAAGAAGCCAGTCGTCAAGAGCAAGAAGGCGACAGTCAAGAAGTGAACCAGTTGGTCATATTGAGCGCAATGTTGCTCGCATTCACTTACCTAGTCAAAGACAAACTGTAGGCCAGCTCGAAGCCCCGGTACACAAGGCAGGCGCACTACGCACCGACATAGCCACCGACACAGTGCGCTTATAGGTGGAGTGTCGCAAGTGCCTACGGGTAGTGCTACGGGTATAACCCTTATCCCATAAGGCTCACAAATCCTTGACTTGTGTTTCAGTATTCCCTACCGTAGATGATATGAGAACAAAGCAGATAGCCCAAGTAGTAATCGCAGTAGTCGCATTCGCCACAGTTACCTATTCAGCGTGGCAGTCAATACACGCACCATACACCTGTGAGAAGGTATCGCACAAGGTTGAGTATGGCGACACCATCAGCGGTATCGTTCGTAAGTATTGTCGTGGCAACTTACAGCAAGCCGACTACGAGATGGTCAAGAAGTACGGCACACTCATTCACCCGACACAGAGGATAGTGCTAGGCGAGTAATCGCTTAGTATCTGTCCTGTGTTGTCACTACTATTGGATACGAAGGGAGATGATTATGAACACCACCACCGACACCATCACCATTGAGACGAAGCGTTGCTACCACTGTGGCGAGTTTGGAGAACTCACTATGCCACGCGAGGAAGGCTTGCGCGGTATTGAGTTGCGTAACGCAGGTGCGTACATACAAGACGCATTCCCGTTTCTCTCGGCAGACTTGCGAGAGCAACTTATCTCAGGAACTCACCCGAAGTGTTGGACAGAGTTGTTCGGAATATACGACGACGACGAGGACGACGAGTAATGCGACCACGACCACAGCAACCCAAATGGCACGAACCCAAGTGCGCTTGCGACGAGTGCGAGAAGTGGGCGAACGACCTACTTGACTGGGAACAAGAGGAAGTGAACGCAGGGCGTGACCCGTGGGCGGAGTTCAGACGGTAGAAGCCGGGGCTACACCTACCCTGTAACGCAGTAAGCGTGTGGTATGTTTCAGATAAATCTAACTGAGACATAGAGAAAGACACACGAAATGGCACACGGGCTAGAGATAGACGCTAAGGGTGTAGCGAAAATGGCGTATGCCGAGAGAGAAATCCCGTGGCACAGACTTGGCGTGGCTATGAAGGGACTACAGACAGCCGAGGAAATGTTGGCAACGGCACAGGCTGATTATGATGTCGTCACCACGAAAGTCGCAGTCGTGGACACGGAAGGAAACCTGATTACGAACCCTGATGGCTCGTCAATAGTCATTGAGGATAGTCGGGCAACGGTACGGGTGAACCCTGATGGCTCGTTTGATGGACTAGCAACAGTCGGCACACGCTATGTCGTACAGCAGAACCGTGAGTGCTTGGACTACGCACTCGCCATTGTCGGCGCAAGCAAGGGTGACGCAGTAGTGGACACTTGCGGAGTGCTAGACGGTGGGCGTGAGTTCTTTAGTTCACTTGACTTGGGTGGGCTAGTCATTGACCCGACGGGAATAAACGACAAAATAGAACGCTACTTACTCGTTCGTAACGGACACGACGGAAAGACCCCGATTACGTTCGCTAACACTTCTATTCGTGCGGTGTGTAAGAACACGGTAATCGCAGGTATCGGACAAGCACCACGGGTGTTCACAGCACGACATACTCGTAACGCTGAACACGCCATTGAGGAAGCACAAAAAGTATTAGAAATCTCAACAGCGTGGGCTACACAGTTCCAAAAGACCGCCGAGAAACTATTGACGATTAGCGTTCCGCAGGCAAGCACACAACTCACGAAGATACTTGACGGAGTATTCCCAGCGAAAGCAACAGATACCGAAAGACAGAAACGAAATCGTGACGGAGTTGTCGCACTCGTTCGTGGTGTGTATGACAATGAAAAGAACGCAGGTGGCTACGGGTACAACGGGTGGAGTGCTTACAACGCAATAGTTGAGTACCTTGACCACTACCGAGACGCAAAAGCGGACGAAAAAGCACTCGCGTCAATGAGCAATAACTCGTGGGTGACACAAAAGAAAATCACAGCGCAAGAGATAATCCTGTCACTGGCTTGACAAGTATTAGCGATACCATTGAGCTGTAAGCCCCGCGGCGAGTAAGGCTGGCTAAATGGATAATGAACCTGATTTTGACCCTGACGACAGTTCGTTTGATGGTGAGCCGACCCGTGAAGAACTTGCCGTTTGGTTGAGCGAGTTTATGAACAAGAGCGCTGACGCAGAAGTACTGTATCGCTCTCACTTTTGTTCACTTTTGGTGAACCGAGTATTCACCGAGTTTGGCTACGAAGGTATGTGCGAACTTTTGATGAGCATTGACAAGCAGGCTGGTTGGATTACCGACATAATCCTTGAGAACAATGACATTGATGACATATTGTTCAAGAAGTTTGGCGTTTACGACAAAGAAGCAATACGCAAAGCCCGTGAGACAGACGCAATGGCAGAAATGAACCAGATGAGATTATGGGTGTAGCCCCCGAGCCCAAGGCCAAGTAAGCCCCGGCACACGGGCGAGCGAGGGACAAGGGTTGCCTGCCCCTGCCCCTACGCACTAACGCCTTGCGAGGCGCTTGGTGTTGTGGTTGAGAAAATGCCACAACCCCTCGCCACCCCACCCGAGTTTTGCGAGTTCTTCCTCGCTCTTGCGAAGCAGAGCGTGGTGTTCCTCGTGCTCGGTTGCGCCCTCGCCGATTTCGCAAGGGCAGTGGAGTACCGCACGCAGAATGAGTTGCTTCTGCGTTTCGGTGAGACGCCACACGATTTCTCTTTTCACTTGTTCACCCCCTTCCTTGGGCTCGTTTGCCTTACGGCAACGTAAGCCTAATAAGCACGCAGGACAGAAACTAACTGCGGGGGCGAGCGGGGCTCGAGCTGGCAGTTAGCGGTGTCGGTCTATGAAGTTCAGTACCAACTGCGACGCTGACGACTGAACGAACTCTCCACCTTCTACTGACGCATTGACAACCTTCCGCTTTCTCTCAATAAGCGAATAGATTTCCTCGTCAATGGTTCCTTCCATCAGTAGATAAGTCGCCGTCACGCTTCCTTGCTGTCCAATGCGGTGAAGTCGTGAATAAGTTTGGTCAAGGTCTGCGGGTGTCCACGGTAACTCCACAAATACAATGTCTTGCGCTGCGGTAAGCGTGTGTCCAGTCTTGGCTGCCTGAATACTTAGAACGATTACGGGTGCTTCCTCTACGGGTAGCGTCTGAAACTTATGCTTTTGTTCCTCAATGTCGGCGACTTTCATATCGCCTTGTATCCGTAGATTTCCGAACTTTCTTGCGAGTTCATCTACAACGTCTCTGTGGTGCGCAGCGATAACCACCTTTTTCCCGTCATTTATGCGCTCGTTTACCCACTCCTCTACCAACGGCATTTTCGCTTTCGCTGATAGTCGTCTAAGAACTGATAGTCGGACTAGGTGTTCGTTACTTTCTGCCTTTATTCTTGCCACCACCGCTGCCGAGTACGGGCTTTCTCCGAGTTCCAATGCGATTTCACGGGCTCTGTCCGTTATGTACTTGATGATGTCTCGCTCTGCCTTCACGTACTCCTTGAGCCCCGCCTCTGTTCCTTCCACGAGAACTGGGTTATGTACTACGGGTGGCAGTTCGGATAGCACTTGTGACTTGGTACGGCGTATGTAGCAAGTACCACGAAGTCTGTCATTGAGTTCGTCAAGGTGTGAGTTTCCACTGATATTCCACTGACCAAACCTGTCTTGGAATGCGTTACAGTAACGCCGATAGAAACCCCACAAGCCACCAAACTCTTTGAGTTTTCCGATTATGTCTAACTGACTTGCGTACTCTGCTGGTCTGTTGGTTACGGGTGTTCCAGTAAGACACAACACAATGCCGTGTTTGGGTGCGCTCTTTGCCATCTTTATAGCCGACTTAGTTCGTTGCGCCGTTGGTGTCTTTGTGTAATGACTTTCATCAAATACGTATGAGTTATGCCCAGTTAGTTGCTTTTCCCAATGCTGAATGTTTGAGTAACCGACTACCACGACATCATAAGTTCCACTTTCAGGAAACTCTTTGCGATTACTTACAACGGAAACTCGTCTGTGAGGCAACCATCTGTTCCACTCTGCTTTCCAGTTGAGTGCGAGAGTTGGTGGGCATACGACTACTGCTGGATACACCTCATCTGTCTGCGAGGAATACTCCAGTGTTGCTATCGCTTGTAATGTTTTTCCCAAACCCATCTCGTCTGCTATGAACGTTCGCTTCGCACGGGTGGCGTACTCCACGCCTGCTCTTTGATAAGGCAATAGCGTTCCTTGTAATCCCGGCACTTCTATCTCCGCATCTGTTGAGCGTGAGGCTTGTTGTAATCGCTCTAACTTTGCCTTTGTCTCATCTGCCACACGGAATACTGTCTCATCTACTGATACGGCGAATGAGTTAGCCCAGTCAATAGTGTCTTGTGCCGAGGTTACGGGTGCTCTCCACGCCACTTCACCTTTATCCCAAGTTATCCCTGGTATCCGCTTCACGGCGTTGATTACTACTTTGTCATACGGGATTTGTATGAATACCCAGTCACCTTTGAGATATGCCCCACGCTTTGCTTTCCTTCCCGGGATAGTAAACCGCAGAACTTCATCAGATATCTGAAACTTATGTTTCTGTGCGAAACCACGGGCTTCATCTATGGAACTAATAGGCACTTTCCATAACTTGTCCACCTTGTCCCACTTAGCCCCGGGTACTGCCTTGATTTCAGCAACTTGGTCGGCGTCATAGGGGAAGTCCAGTGCCAGTAAGTCGTGGTCAAGAAATAGGCGCACGGGTAGATAATACTGCTAGGGTCTATGGAATGGAACAGCACATCGTGGATATTCTCAACAAAGTAACCGCAATGAATAAGAAACTGGATGAACTCGAAGTGATACTCCAACGTATCCAACTTGATGTCTCCACCCCTACCAAGAACTCACTGGGTGAAACAAACCAGTCACTCGGCGCAATGCGTCTCGGGTAGCCGGGGCTCGCGAAATAAAAAAACAGAGAAACCTCTCGCCCCAACTCCCAGACTGGGCTGGCCTTGCCCGTTGGCGAGACTACCTGTAGCGGTTGCTTCGTAAGAGGCGGACGGATGACGGGCTAGGTGACTAGTACACCATCCCGACAGAGCCTTAGCGTTAGAGAGGCTTGCTGGTATGTCTCGTTTCTCCAACTGTCTGAGAGCCGAGGCGACAGGCTTCCCTGCCACACATCAAACGATACAGGGGGCACAGGACAGATACTAAAGCCCGTACAAGAGCCCCGCTCGGCGTAGCGTTGTATCTGACCTGCGTTATCTGTACTGTCGTGGGTATGAAAACACAAGAACGAAGCACGGCGATACTCGCTAGCGAGGACTGGTTGGAATGTTCGTGTGGCAACGCACCGCATTACGACGGTTTCTATCCGTGTAAAAACGTAAATGGAAAATGGACAGAGTGTGAGCCAGTCGCATCAGAGTGGACACGGGCGCATTACTGGTGCGCAAGGTGTGACGCTGTGTATGACATCACCAACATCTCTCAAGACTTCTACAGAGATATTCGCTTCTACTACTGCGAGGACAAATGAAAAAGAGCATTGACCACATCTGCCCAAATTGCAATGGGTTTATTCCAAACAATGAAATGCCAGGGGCTTACCCCGGGGCTCTCTCACGACGTGACAACGAAACTGAAATATGTTCCGCTTGTGGCGAAATAGAGGCTATCGTGGACTACTTCATCAGTACTACGCAAGAGAGGGCATAATGGGCGAAGCGAAAGACATATTCGTTGGTAACACCTACGAACATTGGAAAGAAATAGGCGACAAGAATGGTTGGACAGAAATGTCTACAAAACCTTCACGCTCGCAAATAGATGAAGCATTACAAGAAATGGGTGAAAGCGCATTGCTGATGGACGGGTTTGATGAAGCCTTTATCGGTTTCTCTCAACGAATAAACGAACCAATACTCGCTGTCTATTCTTACGACAAACTGATAAATGTTTGTATGGAGCGTGACGGAATGGAATATGAAGAAGCAATGGAGTATGTGGACTTCAATGTTGTCGGTGCGTGGGTTGGTGAACAAACACCGATTATTGTTATGCCGTTAGTAGAGTACTCACTATGAGCATCGTCTTTGATACACCACGACCTTGTCACGGCAAGGCTTATATCTTTTACGGGAAGAGTGCCGAACGACCTGAACGGCGAGACAAGCGTGAAGCACTTGCCAAGAAAGTTTGTAGCACTTGCCCAGTAGCAATTCAGTGTCGTGATATAGCACGCAAGAATAAAGAACAATACGGAGTGTGGGGCGGAGAGACGGAGAGAGAACGTCATATGGCTGGATACGCCGTATTGCCTTCGTACTTACTTCGTGGTGAGCGAGATAAAGTTGCGGTATGAATTACCTAGAGTTTCTTGCTGATGTTGCGCTGAAGTACGAACTTCGCCACGACGAAACAATGAGATACGGGCAGATTTATTACAACTATTTAGATGAAGTGAAGCCGTCTATTGCGAGAGCACTGAACGGAACAATGCTTGACCCTTTTCATAGAGACAATTGCCCGCCGAAACTTCACGAATGGGTAGAGGCTCGCTGGTCTAACGAATAGGACAGCAACTCGGTCTACGCTCTTTGCGCTTGACCTTTGCTGGTTTGTCTTTTTTCTTTTTCTTTTCGTCAGCCACCCATAAATAGTAACCCATAAGCCCCGGCACGGGTCTTTGTATCTGACCTGTGCGCCAAGTAACCTCTTAGATATGGAGGAGAACAAAATGGACACAATGGAGAAATACTGGAACAATGTTGAGGTGGCAGTCAAAGACGCTCGCCTTATCGCTTGGGACACGTGCCACAAGATTTACCTTGCGATGGACGCAGGTCAAGAGCGTTGGTTCAGGGAGAACTACGCACCTGACATCTTCACGGGAACGCCTGAAGAGATGTTGGCGAAACTTCACGCTTGGTGGCACGAGTCGTGTGGCTTGCGATTCATCTCGGCAGTTGAGACAAACAACGAAGACCCGAACGAAGGATTCACCACGCTGATTCCGCAGGGCGCAGGTGAAGAGCAAGATGAAGACGAAGAGGAAGACGAATGGAGTGAGTGGTACTAATAAGCAAGTTGGTATCTGACTTGCGTGACCTGTACTCTTACCTTATGGAGAACACCACGAACACCGAAACTTGCCAGTTCACTCACGCTCACGGCGTTGAGTGTGGTGGCAACAATGAAGTACGCCGAGTGAACGGAACTCACACAACCATCTGTGACGCTCACTTCTACGAGATGGTAGATGCGTCAATGTCGCTGTGGTAGAACTGGGCGACATAGGGGCGTGTGTTGTCTCGCTCTCTCAACCAATGGGTGCTACCCGCTTCTATGGTCCGTTTGAGAAAGGTGCCGGGGCTCAAGCTTGGATAGACAAACAACCCGAACAAACTCGTGGATACTTTTGGATAGTGCCACTGCGTCGGACTGACATTGAGCGCACTCACGACGACTTCTACAATCCATCTAAAGACGATTACGGAACTGACTTTACAGGCTGATACGATTCGAGTATGTCATCAATGCCACCTCTATACACGTGTTGTATCTGTAATAACGAAATACACCCAAGCGCAAGTACGTCAATGAGGCTTGCTGAAGTGTGGCTGAAAAGTAGTGGCAAGACAGTTGTGTCTGTTGAGAATGAACTATGGAAATACAAACATAGTTTCTGCACTACGGCCCCCAAGCAAGACAGTCTGTTCTAAGCCCCGGCCTCTTCGCGCGACAGCGCGGCCTTTGTTTCTGTCCTGTGTTCTCTGTAATCTTGTTTGTATGACACATTCCCTGATGCGAGGCGAGATGCCGACGCGTACACCCAACCCGAACCCGAGTGGCCTTCCGTGGTACGCGGACTGCCCTACACGACGCGAGCACGATTCCGCTTGGCTTGACGAAGTTGAGGTGTGGGCTAACACGGCCTACGACGAAAACACGACTGGCCTGTTCGTATTCCAGTACGAGGAGAGCGTGTGGAGTAAGCGCGAGAAGCGTTTCGTATGGGTTGCGCGTAGCGAGCACAGGCAATGGGTCGCGGGCTACAAGGAACACGCGAACGGCGATTGCTCATACTCACCGCTCACTTCGTACACGCAAGTTTGGTCGCGTATGGAGATGGGTCGCGCGGGATACGGGGTACTCACACCCGAGCGCGAGGTGACGATTCCAGTTCGCAATGGCCACCGCAACGCGAAAGGCTTTCAGTCGGTTCGTTTCACACGGGCAGAGTTCACGCCACTCGCAGAAATGTCCGACTCACAGCGAGCACAGTTCCAACCGTACAAGGCCTTCGGGACAGTCGTGGACTGGAATATTTCGTACTGCGAGTAGTCCGAACGGAAATAGGCCGAGGCTGGTATCTTGTGATTATGCGCATTATTGCTTACTACCAAGGAATGTTGATTGGTTTCGTTGCGGGGCTTGTGTTCGCCTACGTACGCTCTGTACTTCGAAAAAAGTAAGTTTTGTATCCGTCCTGTGTGACGGATACGATTATCTGTATGGAAAAGCGAAGGGAAAATATGAAAACTCAAAATATCTTGCTTGGTATTCTCGTTGGGATTGCTCTGTCAATATCGGCGATGTTCTACCTACAGACAGAGAAGGCGATAGACGCATATATCTGCGATAGTCGCCCGATTATCGTCAGTGATGGGATAACTCTGTTTGACCTCGTAACTCGCAACTGTGATGGCAATCTTGGCGAAGCACTTGATGACGCTGTAGATACATACGGAACTAATCTTGTGGTCGGTCAGCAAGTATTCCTGCCACGAAATAACGACTGCAATCTCCGCATTACTGATGGCGGTGAAGTGTTTGAGGATTGCTAAGAACTTACCTTGTAGCCTTTCTCCATTTAGGCTCGGTAAGAGGCGGTGCGAGTAACCCTTCCACTCGCACCGCCTATTTCTTTAGGAAAGCCCCGCTGCGCGGACCAACCAACGGGGCTTGCGCTGAACAAAGGGGTATAACAAGGTTTACAAAGAGCCAGGTTGTTTCCGAGCTGGTCTTTCGCTTTGTATCTGTGCTGTCCCATTACTAGGCTGGTCTTGACCATATTCCCAAAGGAGGGGTATTTATGAACATTGACTATGACGGGTTGCGCGACCGCTACGCGAGCGATATCGCGTGCGCTGAGGCTGAGGAGGCTCGTGTCCTCGTGGACGCGATGAAGGACGAGCAAATCGCCTCGTTCGCTCTGCGCTTCGTGTGGGCTATCTGCGACTACTGCCACGGCGACGGCGGTCATTCACGCCGCTTTGGTACGTATTCGTCTGAACGCTGGGACGAGTTGGACGAGGAGTTCCAAGAGGACTACCTCTCTGGTCGCTTTGACGAGCCTTGCGAGGTTTGCCACGGCGCGGGCAAGGTGCGCGAGTTGGACGAGGACTGCCTTACTGACGAGGCTCGCGAGTATCTCGCCGATTACCGCCAGAGCGCGTATGACGACGCTATGTGCTCGTACTACGAGCGTCTTGCTGGTTGCTAATCAGTAAGTAGAGAGAGTGCTGCCTTCGGGTAGCATTCTTTCTCTGCAAAGCCCCGGGGGGTGGTTTGACTCGCGGGGCTAGCGTGGCGGACTTTGTATCTGTCCTGCGCTGTATGTACCATTGATAGTGAAGGGAGGGAATATGGAATTCAACGGTGAAGACCTGATGAAAGCAGTGTTGATGAAGATTATCCAAATGGAAGTCTTTGACAACTGCGCGAAGGACGGGATTACCCCCGAGCAACTCATTGACTTCTGCGAGTGGTCTGAAGAGACCGACACGTTCATGGAATTCATGGACACGATGGTCAAGAAGTACTCGCCGACCGCTCGGGCTGTCTTCTTCTCGGAAGAGGAGTAGACACTCGGACAGGTAACCACTCACGGGTGGTTGCTTGTTTCATGAGCCCCGCCACCGGTGTTGACGACATTCCGGGCTGCGGGGCTATTTGGTATCTGTCCTGCGGGGACACTAAGTTTGATGGTGAGGAAATGTTCCACGTGGAACATTCGGAAGGGAAAGAAATGAACATAACGGCTGGGCAGAAAGCCCTCGAGGAAATCCGAAAGGCGGTCACCGTGGTGCTCCAAGCACTCGACGCGGCCGACGCGGATGGAGTCGATGACGCTCTTGGAGCGCTCATCGGTGATTACCAAGGGACGTACTTCTTCAACGGACACGACGGATGGCGCCAAGCACTCCGCGAACCGAACGAGAAGCCGTTCGAAGCAACCGACTGGTTCTAACCAACTCGGGAAGCGGCCCAACTCGGGTCGCTTCTCTTGTTTGTAAGCCCCGCCAGCCGTCCCACCGTACAAACTCGGCTGCGGGGCTCTACTACCGCGGTTTGTGTTTGTCCTGTGTGTCTAGTATTATTGGAATATGGGAATTACGCAAAGAAGGAACTACAAGCCAAAGAGCAAGCCACTGCCGTACCTACTCGCCTACTCCGATAGCGAAGAGTTTGACGAGTTTGTGGACGTCGGTCGTCCACTGAACTTAGGTCGTCGTCGTCCACGACTTGACGAGTGGGGCGACTACATAGAAGAAGAGCAGTTGCTCCACATTGAGAACCTGATGAGTGGCGAACTCAACGACATATCAGGAATGACCCGTCAAGAAATATTCAGGTGCGGAACGCTTGGCAATATGAGCGGAGCGTAACACTGGCGGTTACTTAGTATCTGTCCTGTGCAAACTGTAAAGTAATAATCGTTCAGGTGGGAGACTGAAGAGTGTCCCATAACGCTAATTGGGAGATTACCAAAGTCTCCCGACAGGCTCTCCCATCTGAACTCCAAGAACAACTACTCAACTACACGAAGGGAATGAAATGACTACCCAAGTCGCAATAAAGGGAACTGTGCTAGTCGCACAAGTTCAGAAATTATCAATGTCGCTCTACGGAGTGAACACGGAATGGTCAGTACGTCTGTACTTCAGTTCACCAACTGGAGACAGTTCAGACAGTTTGACGTTTGACCTGCCCTGTCTCTCATTCAGTCAGGCTTGCGCTATCGCAGACCATTACAACGCAGTAAGTGCGCCAACGTTTGTTGGACACTTCGCAGAAATGATGGCGAACGAGGGAGCAATCTAATGGGCAGAATGAGCGCAGAAGAAATGGTGGCCAATGCCGATACGGACGTAGCACTCCGTTGGCACTTGGCAACTAATCACTATCCAGCAGTTCACCCAGTATTCCTGCCGATAGCACGTCAGGCCATCTCGCTTGCTAATCAGGGAGACTGGCACACTGAAATTGTTATGCCGAACGGAATTACTAAGACAGTCTCTGGGATTATTGACGGCCTTCATCTGTCGTCATTCCTAGACGAGAACGAGGATTATTCAGATTACGAGTAGTCCACGGCGATAGCCCGTATCCAGTCTCCGTTGGCAACCCCTTCCCTTCCTTCACTGCCGACGTTGAGATAGGGTACGGGCTCTTTCGCGGCCAAGCCCCGCTGTACCTCTTGAGACCCGGGGCTATGCGAACACACGTTCGGTCACCTTTGTATCTGTCCTGTGCGTGCCGTAACGTAGTAAGTGAAGGAGGGGACACCAATGAACCCAAAAATGCAAGAAGTAATCAACGGAACCGAAGTAACAGAGACAGGAATGATTTGCCTTGAGGGCGAAGCAATTGAGCGATACAGGCTTCACTTGCTCATCTCGTCATACTCAATGGAAATTGTCCACAACTGCCGTACGTTGCGCTACCCACTCTCGCGAGTAGCAGAGCAGTACGGAGTGACTGTCCGAAGCAAGAAGGGCGCAATGAAGGCTCTGATGGCAATTTACGAACAGACCTACGGCGAACCAGTGCCAATGACTTCAGTAATGGAGCGGGCTCTCGCCAAGTAACCCCCGAGGGGGTGTAGCAGGGGAAACCTTGTTACACCCCCTAATTTTTTCCAGGAGCCCCGCGTCATGAGCGGAGTATCGGGGCTTCGCTGTTGATGCGGCCGCAGCTCTTTTGGTATTGGTATCTGGCCTGCGTGTTTCATAAGGTGATACTGCGTTCGGGAACCGTTCCTGAAACACACTTCTTGGGAAGGGGGTGAAAAATATGATGATTATTCAGTTCCACGATGGACAGATGATTCGTCAGCGTGTGATAAAGCCACACCTGCTGACTTCTGTCATGCGTGACCTCAAGCGTTGCGGCATTGATATGGCAACCTTCATTGCTACCAATCGCTACGCTGCGGACTACCCAATCGGATACCTCAATCATGAGTATCCATTGGTGGGACACAAGACGCGAGGTCTGTGGGAGAACCAAACCGTCTAACAAACGGAGTTGGGTGGTACTTGGCAACAGAAACCACCACTTTGTATCTGGCCTGTGCGTTTCGTAAGATGTAAATGCGTTCGAGAACCGCTCGAACCACACTTCTTGGAAGGGGGTGAATAAGTGAAGGAATACACGGTTTGTGCTCTGCTCAACGGCCCGAAAGGCGCTGAGTGGACAGAGTCCTACGGTGACGAGTTCGCAAGCGATGCTGCTGCCACAAAGGCAGCGAAGGCATTCGGACGCGAAGTCGCCCGTGAGAACGGTGCTCGACTCATCGACGCTTGGGCGATTGATGGGGACGGGATGTGTTCGGACTCATAGCCATACTGTCTAACAAACGGAGCCGCGTGGGGCTTGGCAACAGAATCCACGGCCAGCAAACTGAAGTACTACTACAAACAAAAAACAATCGGCAGCGAAATTGATTTGCAGCAACGGGGCTATAGAAACTGATTTTGTATCTGACTTGCGGGTTCTGTAGTGTTACAAGTGAGGAAGGGAGAGGGGGTGAATTATATGACTATAGATGCACAGGACAAGGCCGTTCGCACAGAGTACGAGCGTGTCAAGGCAGAGTTGCCACCGTGTCCAAAGCCCATCAAGACAGAGTCAGGCTGTAAGGTTGCGTGGTACACATACGCAACGCGTCAGGAAGCAGAAATTGCTTGCCTACACGCTCGCTTGCAGGCCGAGTACTACAGCTACCTTGGGTACGACTTCGGCTGGCAGTCGCCGGGGTACGACATTACCGAGGTAGCAGATGGCTTCACGGTCGTGTGGCCATAACAGAGTCCACAGCGAGAGCCCACCGCACCGAGTGTGTGGTGGGCTTTTTCGCGTATCTGCTCAAATAGAAATCGGCAGCGCGTTCCAAATTATTCTTCATCTCGTGAGCCCCGTCATTGCGACCCGGTCAACCGCGGAACCGGGGCTGCGTGCACACCCATCTCCACGTTTAGTATCTGCCCTGCGCGGCCCGTAATGTCTTAGTTATGGATGACTACTACGACAACGATGAATACGGCCAGTACGAGAACGACCTTGAAACTTGGGAAACCAATCAGGTCTACGAGGACTTGTGGCTTGAAGCAGCAGCAGAGGGTGAGGCAGCCGAGGATGACGCGGCCACCGAGGAAACGGATTACGAGGGCATAGAGTTCTAATCCGAATGAGTACCTGGCTCGCGAGGGCCAGGTATTTATTTCCAGGAGCCCCGGCACACAACTCGACATAGCGGGGCTAGCGGAATGACTTTGGTATCTGACCTGTGCGTTCTGTACGATTGTTGGTATGGAAGACACACTTACAATCACAGAAACAGTCAATGAAATCCTTTCACTCATCACGGCACGAGACCTCGTGCGTGAGCGTCTGAACAAGGACACCACGGGGAACCTTTACCTCATCACGGTAGAGATGGACTTGGAGAACTCGGTCAAGGACTTGACCAAGAAACTCCGCAAAGCCATCAACGCCTAACCAACCAGCAAGGGAGTGGGTGCGAAAGCACCTGCTCTTTTTCTGCGAGCCCCGCCCCGCGACTTGGGTGACGGGGCTCAACGTTGGCCTTTGTACCTGTCCTGTGCGGCCTATACGCTTAGTGGTATGGAAAAGACACGAGAAAAAATTGAAGACTTGCAAGCAGGCGAGATTATTCTTGTCGGCTACTCATACGACACGTATAAGCAGCGTCACGAGGCTCACCTGTTCGGCCTCAAGACGACGGCCGCAGAGCGCAGCGCCTACGGGTACGCAGCGGGAACTATCAGGAAAATTGAGAAAGTCCGCAAGTCGGACAACGTCTTTCAGGGCGGCAAGTATCTGTGGCTCACCATTGACGGTGTCCCCGGCAGGCACTTGTTCGTCAAGTGGTCAAAGGCCACAGTCGTTCACTTCTAGAACTCAACCGGGGAGAGCCAGACACTTTCCCCAAACCATAAGCCCCGCGACGCGACTTGCCTCACGGGGCTATCGGAATGGATTTTGTATCTGACCTGTGTGATGGATACGCTTAGTGGTATGAAACAACTTGGACTACAAGGCAAGTGCGGTGAGTGCGGTCGGATTTTTGACCTCACTGATAACAACGACGCTCGTGACTGGCACTATGGTCACGACTGCGAGGACAGCAACGACAACAACGAATGGGGGATTTCGTGACCATTGCACCTATTGACGCCACCTACCGTATTCTCACGGTGGACACTATCTTGCCGAACGGCGCGACAGTGCTGGCTTGCAACAAGACAGGCGAGAGAGTACCGAACGACACTTACGCAAGTTGGCTTGCATTGTGTGCGAGACAGTACGACAACACGCCACACCCGTACGTCATTTGGACTGTCGTGGCTCGCCCGAATGGATTTGAGGCGTATCACGGTCACTACTGCCGAACCTATGATGAGGCAGAGGCTAAATATCAGGAACTAGGTGGACGCTAATGGCTCACCTAGTCACCATTGACGACGCCGACGGGAATGTCATTGACGCTCGCTGGTATTGCTCGGACACTTGCGCTCGCGCTGACTTTTCATACGCTGGCTGGAATGGCTGTCACGTGGTATCAACCGACTACGGGCTCATCACTTGCGGAAACTGTCAGGCCAGTATCGGCGGAGAGTTGTCGGAGTGAGAGCCGGGGCTGCAGAGAGCTGCCTTTGTATCTGTCCTGCGCAGGCGATAGATTTAAATCAACTACTACACGGAAGGAAATGAAATGTCAATAGCAGTGGCGGTGCTCCCTGATGGGAATGCATTCACGTTCGAACTTGGCGATGATTCATATAAGCGAATCGTCGAAGTAATCGGCGGTTACATCGACAGCGTGTCAACGCGTCAATGGGAAGACGTAATCGGTTACGTTCACGACGAAGGTCTACTCATCGGGCTCGAGCCGAACGTCTACGCCTCGTACGCATTCAATCGTCCACTAGTTGGACCGCTTGTACTCGTTGGCACGTTGAACGAAGACGGCGAGAGTGATGGCGAAGATTACAACGCTCCCGACCGATTCATCTCGGAAGAGTTTGCTGACCTCGTCAAGGCAATGAACACGAACGAAGAGATGAGGAACATTCTCTCGGAACAGATTGCGAACATGGATTTCGCTCCGACAGTAATCGGCATGACCGACGAACAGATGGACCAGTGGTTCACTGACGGAACGTTGCCCGAACAAATCGCCCAGTAGGCGTAGGCGAAGGATGGCCCGGTCCCCCACCGGGTCATTCTTCAGTTAGAGCCCCGCCCCACTCGGGCGAACTGGGGAAGCGGGGCTGGGCGAACGTATGTTCGGCGAACAAGTGTTCGCTTGTCGGCAGGGCGAACAAGTGTTCGGTGCTTGCTGTCGCTGGCAGGGTCGCTCAAAGGTCGCCTTTATCATTGACGGTGGCGGAAAGCCCTTTGGTATCTGTCCTGTGCGTACCGTAGTCTCGTCTGTGCCTACCAACTACTACACAAAGGAGATGACCTATGGGCAAGTCATTACAAGTCAAGGTCAAGACGGGTGTTCTCGTCAAGGCACTTGAGGAAGCCAAGGCAACACGCGACAAGCGTTACGCCAGTCAAGAGCAGGAACAAGCCAAGTACGAGAAGGCTGTGGAGGCTTACAACCTCGCAGTCCTGAAACTCATCAAGGCTGGCAAAGGGACTGTGGAGGAAGCCTCTCGCAACGAGTGGCACGAACGCCACAACAAGACCAAGGGTAAGACCGCGTTCAGCGTCACCTTGCTACTGCCATCAGGCTCACTTCCAGACGAGCCAAAGCAACCAGAAGCCTACGCAAAGTGGACTTATGAGCGCGACATTGAGGAAATCAGCAACGCCATTCGCGTTCTGAAACTCACCGACCAAGAGTTCGTCAATGCCTCCACAATGGCGAGCGTGAGCAAGTTCCTGTAACCCTTCCAACGGGAACGCGAAAGGCTGGGGTGGGGAAACCTACTCCAGCCTTTCTTGCTGCGAAGCCCCGGCTGGATTACCCAGTAGGTCGAGGGCGCGGGGCTACCGAACGCCTGTTCGCCCAGTGTCAAGTGATGTTGGTATCTGTCCTGTGTGTCCGATAATGTGATGAGTACCTACTACAGACACCGAAGGGGGTGAAAAATTATGTCCAAGCAACTTTCTACCGCAGGTCGGCAGTATGTTCAGGCTATCGCAGTCCTGAAAACCGCCGAGCAAGCCGTCGCTGTTGCGAAGGAACTGCTTATCCAAGCGTCAGCCGAGTGTGGCGAAACGACTGTGGAAGCAGACGGCAAGGTCGTGAGCCTTGTTGAGGCTGTCCGTCGCAACTTTGATGTGGCAACGCTGGAAGGTCTTGTCAATGCCAAAGTGTTCGGCGAAGTCACTAAGACTGTCGTTGAGCCGAAGGAGTTTGACAAGGCGAGAGAGGCAGGAAGCATTAGCGCAACCATTGAGGAAGCGTGCGTGCGCCCAACTCCGTATGTCAGAATTGATGTACGAGAGGCTGTGGCTGTCTCCACAAGCGTCGCCGTCTAGTCGGCTGTGATGGGTCGGGGGGCTAGTCTCCCCGACCTTTCACCACTCTCCACCGAGAGCGTGTGAGGCTCGCCGAGAGGTCGGCATTGTCTCTCTCCACTTTCTCCACTGCCACGATTAGGTTGGCAATAACAATAGAAAGTGCGTCTATTTTTTTCTGTAAGCCCCGCGCTCGCCGCTCTCTGAGTTCATCCACAAGTAAAGAATATGCCAATGCGGGGCTCCCCAATGGATGACTTGGTGGTTTGGTATCTGCCCTGCGTGGTCTGTACGTTTGTGGCATGACTACTACCTTTACCTACGAACTAACCAACACCTGTATCTGTGAAAACTTTGACGAAGAAACGCAAGAATCTTCACCATCGGAATATTGCTACGGTTGTTGGGATGATGAGATGACCAACCTCTCTTATGAACTCGCTGACTTCATGGAAAACAATCCTGATGGATGGTGGCGCTGTGATGGTCTGCCACTGTGGAATCGCCGTGTGAGTGGAGTATTCCACGCCGACACTGTGGAATCACTGATTGACTCAATTGGTGTGAATAGCGTGTGGACTATGCGACTCAGCCTTGATGGTGATGTGCTGACCGTTCACCTCTCGCACCACGACGCAAGCGGAACGATGACCGTGACGAAGACGGAGAATCCCGATGAGTGACAAACTCGAGAGCCGCATTCAGTACTAGCTGATTGCGTGCCAGGAGCCCCGGCCTACACGTCCGGCCGCGGGGCTAGCGAACGTATGTTCGGTCGCGGCGACACGGCCACCATTCGACCCCCTTCACCCCTGCCCTGAAGCCCTGCCCTGAGACCTGCCCCATAACTATGACGGTGGCGGAAAGCGACTTGGTATCTGTCCTGCGTGTCCCCTAATCTAGATACTGCCTACCACTACTACCGAAAGGACACCAAATGGGCGCAATACTGGAAACTGCCGAACTGGCTGAGAGGCTGGTCGCAGATGAGTTGGGACAGACCTTCTCATTGGACAAGTCACGGCTCTACTCGCTTATCAACGGCGAGCAGGGATACACCCTGACGCTGGCAAGCGAACACGGAGATGTGTACGACTTGCTGAACGAAAGCGACAGCAAAGATGTGGCACGCGTGAGCGACTTCATTGTGGTCGTCACCTGCGGTTGGGCTTCACCGCTCTCAGGCGATGACGATGACGATGAAGTAGCACCATCGCAACACCCACAGCGTCGCCGTGTGCGACTGGTCGTATGTGCCAGCCGTGACGGTATGGCGAGCGTGCTTCGCTTCCAAGACACACCCGACGACACCATCACCGATGAGGGTGAGGCTCGGGGTTCGCTTGCCGAAGCAGTCCAGTCGTTGTTCTTCTGACGACACCCACCCCAAGAGAGACCCCATCAGCCACCCTTCGGCTGGTGGGGTTCTCTCGCGTCTCGGCTCGAGCCCCGGTATTGGCCGCGACAATCCGGCCGCGGGGCTGAATCTGTCGTTTGGTATCTGTCCTGCGTCATGGCTAATGTCAATAGGGCAAGTACACCTACTACTGAAAGGAACTCACATGGGCGACCGTTGTGTGTTTGGATTCCGTGAAACATCGGAACGCAAGGAAGAGACAATTTGGCTCTATTCACATTGGGGTGGTTCATCCCGTTTGGAAGCCTTGGCGAGCGCAATCGTCAAAGCACAGCCACGCTGGAACGACTCGTCATATGCGACACGCATTGCCATCTCGCAGATTGTCGGCAACGACTGGAACTCGGAGTACGGGTTTGGTCTATTCGCAGGCAAGGACTACAAGGGCGACAATGAGTATGGCGACCTACTCGTAGTGAATTGGGATGAGCGCACCGTCATAGGTGAATCGGAGAATGGAACTGAACTCGTGGAGTACGGGTTTGAAACGTTCATCAACATGCACCACGCCATGCTGAACCCAACGAGTGGGTATGTCAGCCCATTCATCAGCATTGAAGAATTGTCCTGACCTACTGGCAGGGCGGCTGGCAACCCCAGTCGCCTTGTCGCGGGTCCGCGCGGGGCTTCGCCTCGAGGCTTGGTATCTGTCCTGCGTGTCAAGTAAAGTGATTAGCACCTACTACAAAGGAGAAATGCAATGGGAATGGATGTAATCGGAGTAAATCCAAAGAGCGAGAAGGGCAGTTACTTCCGCAACAATGTGTGGTACTGGCGTCCGCTTTCGGGCTATGTCCAAGAGAATCACCCACATATCGCAGAGCACTGCGAGTACTGGGATTCCAACGACGGCGACGGGCTTGATGAAGAGCAGTCACTCTTGCTGGCTATCGCTCTCTTGGACGACATCAACGAGGGCAAAGTCGCCGAGTACGAGCGCAACTACAACGAGTGGCGTGCTTCGCTTCCCCGTGAGGCTTGCAACATCTGCGACTGCACTGGAATCCGCACTGACAAAATCGGCGTGGAAATGGGAATGCCAGAGGCTGAACTCTCTCCAGAGATTCAGATTCTTACTGGACGCACGCACGGCACTTGCAATGCTTGTCACGGTGTAGGCACGCAGGAATCGTTTATGGCGGGTTATCCGTTCAGCCAAGAGAATGTGAAGGAGTTCGCCGAGTTCTTGATGGACTGCGGTGGATTCCAAATTTGCTGATGAGTTCCGAGAAACTTACCGTTGATGGCTGGTGCGAGAAATATCTCGTACCAGTCATTGGCGTAGTACAGGGAGTGTCAGAGCCAACTCAAGACATGCTTGATGGATTCGCTGGATTCATTCTCGATGGCATTCTCACAGTCAAAGACATAGACGGCGAAGACGCAAACGACTGGGAGTGTGTAGAGTTAGTAGAAACTCTCATATCCTTCGCAAAGCAGATTGACCTATGACCATAATTAGAGCACTGAGCAGAATCATCTATCTGATGTATCAGTATTGGCTGAATGTCCGCGTCAAGGGAGCAACGCTCATTGGAGCAGACACGCTGATTGACTGGGATACCGACAGACGTCTCATTCGGTATATGTCATTCTCGATTGACCCGTACACCATCGAAGGAATCAGTGATGAAGCCGCATACTTCGACGCATTCGGAGTTGAAGACAGCGACATCTTCTACTATCTCGACGGCTTCTGGGAGTTGATTCGGTTCATCCTGACCGAGAGCCACGACGGCTGGCGCATTACCCACGCTTGGCTTGTGTACATCGACAACTAGTTTTTTCAAGCTGAAGCCCCGGGCCCATGGCAGACTCGCGGGGCTTGCGAACGTATGTTCGCTTGCCGGCCACCGGTGCTAGCAGGAGTTAGCAGTCGTCTGCAGTCACCATCGGCGGCGGGGACTGGATAAATCTTTCTGTTTATTATGACGGTGGCGGAAAGCAGGAGTTGGTATCTGACCTGTGCCATGTGTACGCTTCATAGTACCTACTACTAAGGAGTTACTAATGGGCTTAGACAATATCCCACACCGATATCCATGTGAGCGACTTGGCACTGCTGTCAAGGTATCGCTTCACGACAAGGACGGGAACGAAATCCTTGACGACACAACTGGTCTGCCAATAAAGCAAACCAACTGTGAACAAACCATTGGGCAGAAACTTTGTCCATACACAATTGCCTTTGAGAAGTCGGGTTTGGCTGGCGGTTCTGTAACTGGAATGTTTGGAACTCACTGCTGGTACAGAGGCAAGTATGGAAACTATCTCTTGGAAGCATTGGAAATTGACGACAACGAGCACAACTTCTACGGCGACAATGAGGAAGGAACTTTCAAGTCTCCTGACAGTTGCCGAGCACTTGCTACCGTGATGGAAGAGCAGATGAACAAGATGGGCTTGCCTATCATGCTTCAGAAAGAAGATGTCACCACTGAAGTCAAGTACGCCATTTGGTATCTCCGCTGGTCGGCAGATGAATGTGGTGGGCTGGACGCGTGGTACTAAGGTTGGTATCTGACCTGTGCGCCCGATACCATTACTAACACCTACTACTACACAAGGAGAATGAAATGCCAAACTGGTGCTCACAATACGGCGAGGTCCGTGGAAGCAACAAAGAACTAAAGCGATTCATTGACGCTATGCGTGTTGAGCGAACCGCCGAATGGGAAGCCCTGCCTAGTTACAACAGGAACTACTGGGACATGAACCAACTCTTCCCGATTCCAACCGAACTCCACGAAACCATTTCGGGTGGCTACGGAATGAATGAGGACGGAACGAAGAAGCCTGAACAGATTGCGCTGGAAGAACAGCAAGCAAAGAACATCGCCAAGTACGGTCATAAGGACTGGTACGACTGGGCATTAGAGAACTGGGACTCCAAGTGGGGTGCTTGCCGAGTGGACTTTGACGAGGACACATTTGACGAAAACAGCAAGGCAATCCTTGTCAACTGGGAGAGTGCATGGGGGCCGTGTGTCGGTCTTATCAAGAACATCTCCACACAATTTCCGGAACTTCTCTTCGGATTCCACATGACCGAGGAAGCAGACTTCTTTGCTGGATACATGGTCATTCGCAACGGAGAAATCATTGGCGAAGGCGAACATGACATGCAAGGTCAGCCTGAATACGACGACGATGACGAGAACTGGGACGAGAAGTACAGCGAGTGGAAAGACGGAATCATCTTTGAGTTGGCTGAAGCCATGACCGAGGATATGAACGAAGCAGAGATTTCCCAGTCTTAGGGCTGGGGATAACACCAACAACAACCAAGGAGCAATCATGAATACCGACAAGAAAGAACTTCGTGTTAGCGCTCGCCTCAAGGCTCTTCGTCTTGACCGAGAACTTTCCCAAGACATGCTGGCACAGAAGGCAGGAATTGAGCGCAAGACAGTGAACCGCATTGAGAACGGACACTTCTCACCGAACCTGTCCACACTCATTCGTGTCTGCAAGGCACTCAAGGTCAAGCCTTCAGAGGTTCTTGAGGGAATCTGATTTTGGTATCTGACCTGTGCCTTGGCTAAAATGCTAAGGCACGGGTCACTACTACTACAAGGAGCAATTATGACCACCACCGACAACATCGTCGGCCGACGCGTTCGGTTGATTCAGACCGACGACCGATACACCAAACTCAAGACTGGTTCCATGGGGACCGTCACGGGCTTCGCGATAGACACTTTCTTTGGAGACACGACGACACATGTCAAGTGGGACGATGGGAGCAACCTGTCACTCTTGAGCAGTGTTGACATCTTTGAGATTCTTCCAGAGCGCGATGCGTTCTTAGAACAATTCAAGAAATTCATCGTTGAAGGAGTCAAACTTATTGACATGTGGCCACAGTCTTCTGATGAGTTTGAGAACGAACTCAATTCACACTCTTGGCCGTTCACAATGTCGCTTGATGAAGTAATGTGCGAACTCGTTGACATTTACGGGAAAATCCACGGTAAAGTTGACGACCGATGAGTCACGACACTGAAATCACACACGATGTGAATCTGCATGCTGACAAGACGGTGACCGTCTACACCAGTACACATGACGACCCATCACCGCGATTGCTACAAGTGAAGTTCACAGTTGAGGGAATCATCATTGACTTCTACGACAACGCGGAGTTCGTCGGTACAATCGGAATGACATACGAAGAATGGTTTCAATTCTCGCAAAGGATTATATAAATGAGCGAAAACGACATCACAGTAAGTACTTCACATAAGTTCACACTTGCCCAACTTGAGTTACTTCTTGAAGCAGTCTCTATCTACTCAGACTTTGGACGGCGCGGAAGAACTGCATTATTTGATTCAAAAAATCGCATGTTCTCCAAGAAGCGCTTGGCGGAACTCAAGGGCACTCAAGACTTATTTGACATGCTCGGTAACGGAGAAGCGCAAATAAAGTGGGTGCCAATCGGGCCCAAGTTCTCTGAAGAAGACAACCAAATCATTGACAACCTCCACGAGATGTTCCTTGAGGGGATGGGAGCGGTTGAGGAAAAGATTGAAAGCCACAACACCAAGGTTGCCGAAGAGAATATCGACTCTGTAGTTGATGGGCTGTATGAAATGTTGAGGTCAGACAATGAGTAATGAAATGGATTTGTACGCGGAGATAGCGGGGCTCATCGAAGAGCATGGATATACGCATTCGGTAACCGGCAATGAAGTAATCGAAGCGGCCCTCGAGGACCTAGCCCTCGACCGGTATTGGAATGACCCGGAGTTTAAATACACTCGAGAAGACGTCCAACGCGCTATCGATTACCTCCGCATTAAGTTTCATGTCGAAGGGAAACTAGGGGTGCAGGCGTACGCGTACTACGCGCTGAAGGTCTGATGCCCGCCGTGCGGCCGGGTGGGTAGTAGCACCCGGCATGCACGCGATTTACTATGACGGTGGTGGAAAGCATTCTTTGTATCTGTCCTGCGCGTTGAGTAACCTTGAATTCAAAGGAGGGCATAATGCTCAAAAAATCAATCAGTGAATCTCATGTGGATTCAATACATAAGAAGATGTGGGACGAGGCTGTCGCCGAATACGGAGATAAGTTCAGCGTTCCACGAGAAGTGTCGCAAAAAATCAGCGATTACACCCGTGCACTGCATGTGCTCTATGTTTGGAATCGCGACGCTGGGAAAGGAAACCCAGTTCGCCAACTGATTTCATACGGCATACCCGAATCAATCATTACTGAAGTCGCGCCAGTTTATTGTGGTGTGAGTTTTGATGAAGAAACTTCGGTGGCGGAAGAGGTGCGCGTAGAGAAGCGCGCAGATAAATGGGACGCGTTCCTGAAGTGGTCAACCCAGCACCATTTTGAGCAGTTCACTACTGAGCAACTTGCTGAGCAATCTGGGTTCTCGTACCAGACGACACTTAAATATCTGCAAGAAAGTCCAACTTTTCGCAAGATAAAAAAAGGGCTGTGGGAAGTACGCGACGCGAAAGCAGACCGAGAAGCAGGAATCTAATGGGACTCTTCGGCGCATACGTCGTCTATAAAGTCGGAAAAAATCGCGGAGAAAAGAAGGCTGCCCGCGCAGCATCGGCGGCCGAATCTCGAGAAAATTGCATTATTTGTGAAGCGCGTCGTGCTAGTTGTCCGGAACACGGCGAAGTAGTTTTCTGTTCCGACTGTTGCGGTTGTAACTAATCAACCCCGGGGCTCCAGCTCGCGCCCCTGCCGGCCTCATAGCCCCGGCCTTCGATGTTAGGTCGGCCTAACACGGCCCTTAAAAAACCTTGGTATCTGTCCTGCGTGTTGGTTAGTGTCCTTCTCAAGCCAAGACGGGCGAGCGAGTCAGAGCAATTTTGTATCTGTCCTGCGTGTTCGTTACGGTGATACCAACAACCAACTACTACCGAGATTCGGTAAAGGAGCAATACCAATATGGAAACCAACAAACTGCCCCAGTGCTGGCAGGACCTAGAAGATGTACTGAACAACGGCACAGACCGTGTGATTCTGTACGGTCCATCGGGAATCGGCAAGACCTTCGCAGGTCTGACCATCGGAAATGTCGCTTCGGGCGCGTTCCGTCTCGTCTGCACAGAAGACATGACCAACCTTGATGTGACTGGCTCATTCATGCCTGATGGCAAGGGTGGAGTCAAGTGGGTGGACGGTTCTGCCCTCAAAGCGTGGCAAGGTGACGGAACGAGCGGTGGTCGTCTCATCGTGGACGAAATTGACAAGGCTTCGGGCGATGTGTACGCACAGTTGCTCGCCATGCTTGACTCACCTGAATCGGCTTCGTGGGAACACCCTGACACTGGTGCTACCTATCGTCCGCTTGCTGGATTCAGTGCAATTATGACCACCAATGTTGAGCAGATGGGTGAATTGCCAACGGCACTCACTGACCGCTTCCCAATCAAGATTCGTATCAACGAACCTCACCCGAACGCTCTCTTGCGTCTTTCACCTGACCTTCGTGGTTATGCAGTCGCTATGGCTGACGCTGGCGAACGACGAATCTCACTGCGTGCTTTCTTGGAGTTTGACAAACTTCGCAAGTCACTGGGTGCAGAGCGTTCAGCACAACTCACTTTCGGTGAGCGTGCCGAGTCAATCCTTGACGCGCTTGCAGTGAACGGAGTGTCGCGCTAATGACGCACCGAACCAAACTCTTCGCAGAGCCTGAACTGCTTTCGCGCAAGGACACCAAGAACGGTCGCTGGTCGGTAGATGAGTGCCGACCAGTGCGCGGTGAACCTTCCACGAACATCGTGGACCGTGAGATGAGTGTTCCGACTCACAAGGACGAACTCTCGCGTTGTATCCGAGCGCACGAACTCATGCACGCCAAAGTCTCACCTGCTGGTGACTGGCGAGCATGGGTGAATCGCAAGATTGCAAGTCACGACTCTCTCACTGTTGTTGAGGAATTGCGCGTGAACTTCTTGTGCCAACAAGTCGGCTTTGACATGAAAAACGTACTCGCCGATGGTGGCGAAACTGCCGATGGTGAACGCTTGACTGCACTAAAAGACTGGGGCGCGTGCGTCCGTATGGCAATCGCTACTGCTGGCACTGCGTCCAACAAAGCGTTCCTGACTGGCGTTCGTCGTCATAATCGCGAGTGGGGAGTAATCCTGCTGGATATCTCCAAGCGTGCAGTGAAGGAAATGCAGAAGGCTAAGAAGAAGTACGGCGACTTGGCTTCTACTGATGTGGACCCTAATAGCGGACTTTCACCAATGGGCTTCGCGCACACTGAACGAATCGCCACTTGGGTTGACCGTCTCGCGGAAAAGTCACCTGAACAGATTGCAAAAGAAAAAGAAGCAGAGCGTGCCAAGCGTGAAGCCGAGCGTGCAAAGAAAGCAAAGGGTGCTGGTCAAGATGAACCTGCCGAGGGCGAGGAAGGCGAGTCCACTTCAAGTGGAGAGGGCAAGCACTCGTCCAAGGGAATCGTTGGTTCAGAGGAAGGCAAGATGGACGGTAATCCTTATTCGGGAATTACACCTTCATCGCCAACTCACGGAGTCGTACCACACTGGGGCGAACTCGTAATTGAGAAATGCCCAATGCCAGTGATGAGCAAAGGTTCACTTGGAAAGAAAAAGATTGCTTCCAATGTTGGACTTCGCCCACGCCGTATGCACCGACTCGTCACCGACCCACAGATGAGAATCTTTGACAAAACCATTAAAGGTACTGGTGGAGTCGTAATCATTGACGGAAGTGGTTCTATGTCGTTCCGAAAAGAGCAACTAAAGCAGATTATTGAAAACGCTCCTGGAGCAACTGTCGCTGTCTATTCAGACCGCAATCGTGGTACACAAGTACCGAATATGTGGATTGTTGCTGAAAAGGGAAAGATGGTTGCAGAACTTCCAGCAGTCGGTTGGGGTAACGGTGTTGACTTCCCTGCGATTGAGTGGGGTCACAGACAGCGCAAGAACTCTCGTACTCCGATGATTTGGGTGACTGATGGTGGAGTCTGCGGTCCGCGACAAAACTACTTTGACCAACTTGCTATGCAGTGCATTGACTTCGTGCGCAAGAACAACATCGTGGTTGTTCCCCATGTTGACGACGCAATCGCCCAACTCAAGAAATTGCAAAAAGGTGACAAGGCAGTGTCTATCTATCCCGACATGATGAAGACCACTTACAAGAAGGTGGTCGGGAGTCGGCTGGACTAGACTGGCGGTGTGGTGGCTGGCCGTGTGGTTGCGACCAGTCACCTCAAGCCAGTGGCTTCGTGCCACGGGCTGGGTGTATGCCCACCGATTCGCGCTCTTTACCTCCTTTCAACGCGCTCGGTGGGATACACCGAACTACTAGTAAAATTGAAGTACTACTAACAAAGGAATATTTATGGACGAACAGCAGTACCAAGAGCGAGTCACAGAACTCGTTGCTGAACTCAAGGCTTCTCTTGAGCATTCAATCCACGTTCTATCGGGGATTCTTGAAGATGTGAACAAGGGTGACTACACCCAAGAAAAAGCACAGATTGATTACGAGTTGATGATGTTCAACGACGGGATTGACTTCATGTCGATTGTCGGCGACCTAGCGAATATTGGGAGATACTAATGAAATTGGACCGGGAAGTAGCGGGGCTCATCGATAAGGCATTGACGCTTTGTGCCGGCAAGCAAATAGTTGCGGCTTCTGAAATGATGGACATCTTGCTCGACATTCGCATATTGTTGTCTGCTGACGCAATTGAAGAACTCACCAAACAAGAGGAGCCCGTGTGAGACGCGCGCATTTAACCGCGGTAGAGAATAAAGCCATCCACAAAGAGGATGAGTATGTACTTCTATGCATGTCCCCACATCTAGATGATGAGGAGGGGGATTTGTATTGGTCGAATGAGATGGGCTGGGTCACCCTCGCTGGCGCGACGCGCTTCAGTAAAGAGGAATCTACGAATTTACGCAAGCCACTCGATGGGCAATGGATTAATTTAACTCAGCAGATTGAGCATCTAGAGATGTGTAAATCAAACCATCCAACTACCTACAGGCCTGCTCCGGAACTCAGGGTTATTGAAGGCGACGCCGCCAGACAGCATCCAGAACACGAATGAATTGTACGAAAAGTACGCCAAGAAAAATATCAAAGAGACTAAAGTCCCAGTCGATTACGCCGCCGCGCTCGACGATGAACAGCAAGCCGTTCAAGATGACGGCGTACAGGCCAGCAACAATAACGAACATTGCAAGGCCGCCAAGGATTTTCGCAGTTGACACTGTGACTACCTCTTCTTTTATTGACGGTGGGGGAAAGGGATTGTTTATTTCCATGATGAGAGTCTACTCAGCATCTAAACTCTGTTACACCCTTCAAGAAAGTGAACTTTTTGAAGATTTTGCGAACGTTCGAGCAGCTGCCGGCGCAGGACAAAAACCAAACTTTTTTGCAGTTTTTCTCTCCACCCCCCGGGATGCTGCGGCGAAGAAAAAATCAACTTTTTTAACTAAATCTCCGTCGAAGTTCAGCTGCACTTTTCTGCAAAAAGTTCATCTTTTTGATGTCAAAGCTGCCGGCTGCCAGGTATCAAAATTGCACGTTTTTTACAATTTGATGGACTCTCTGGCGGCTGAGGTCAAACTTATCTGCAATCTGGCGGAGCGAAGAACCCGCAGCGCGCATTTGCAAAATTTCGGTATTTCTGGAGGAATCTGTGGCCGGACCAGGCTTCAGCGGTCCCCACTGCCAACCAGAAACAGCCTGGATGGCCGCAGCTCTGTCATCAGAAAGTTGGTTTTTTCTACGACGCTGACGCACATAGCCAACCCATGCTCCCAGAGTGATGTCGTTTCCATCAACGGTTTCTACATGAACAGCAGGAACATTGCAATGTCCTTCACGAGTAGAAAATTGCTGCAGGGCTTTGATGTATGCATTGAAGCGTGTAGTGTTATCCATAGACAAGATATTATTCGTGGGCCCATGGGCCATGTGGATGACGCGTTATTTTTTATTATCCCACAACACTTGACAGAGGTAACCAGATGAATGACCCTGAGGACGAGAGATTCGAATTCTCTACAACATTCGAGTCAAAAGATGAGCTCCTTGCGGCCGTGCGGCGCGCAGGAATTTCACGTGACTTAGAAAACACAATCAGCTCAGAACTCGATGAAACAGATGATAAAGACTCGAATGTCATCTTTGTTTCTTCAGATGGAGATGTCGTATACAAAGCTATTTGGGCGCCTCCATCAGCACTTAATGGAAAGCGCGGTCCAGAGATATTTCCTGGCGCGACGGATGACGTTGTCATTGCTGTATACAACAGGGACTTCATTGACCAGATTGTCCAAGAAACGGAAGAGGAGGATGCGGGGCTCCGTGATGAACTCTGGGAGCAACGTGTCGGCGAACTTGTCGATGAGGTCGCAAGCTGTTATCATGACCGTCCATCTACGTGGGGAGAATTCGAATGAGCAATACAGAAAACATCACTAGTTTTTCGACGGTGGCGGAAAGGACATCAGCTGAAGTTCCAAAAGATTGGGCTGATGCTGCGCGCACGTGTGTCTACCAAATTCTGGCTTATTTTAAAGATGGCGGCACCGGAGAGATTAAAGACCTCCGCGGATACATCGACTACGTCATCGACCAAATGGGACCTGGCTCGAAGAGCTTCGTCGGAACTGTAAAAGCTGCAGAATTCTGGAGAACGTTCGGCAGCCTGGCGGCCAGGGCCGGCAAAAAGAACAATATTTTTAAAGATTTCCCGGATGAAGGTCCTGAGCTCCTCGAGCTAGTTAATCAAATAACTGACATTCTTGTAAGAAAGCAGCGCGATTACGGCCATGAGAATATTGCAAGATTCGGCCGTGCTGGCCTCCTCGTGAGGAGTCACGATAAAGTCGCGCGTTTAGAGAACCTCCTGACGTCAGGTCGAGTCCCAGAGAACGAATCGGTGGTGGATAACTTCATCGATGTGATTGGGTACTCTGCCATCGGAATGATGTGGGAAAGACAATGGTTCTTGCTTGATTTGCCGGCGGCAGAAACTGAGAAAAAGTAAACATTTTGATGTCGAGCTGAGGGATATCCCCAGCAGATTTGGACTATTAACACTATGGCAATAGGAGAAATTATTACCGCAGCATCAACCGGATGCTTAGTTCAAAAAAATCGGATTTTTGAACCATGGCAGCATCAGTTTTTATTGACGGTGGTGGAAGAACCCGTTCCGCATACAGTTCTGAGCTCCGGAATGCCGGAATAGAAAAGGATAAAAAGATGAATTTTTTGATGATTTTTGTGGCCGGCCTGGGAATCTTGAACTTGCTGGATTTGATATACGTGCATCTTCGGCTTAAAGAAATTAAAGATTCTCACTACATTTTGAACCGTGACATCTTCGAAGTTGGAAATGACTTGATTTCTGCAGAATTTCGCATCGACGAGCTCGAAGAAAAAATCGGAAAAAAACAGAATTATTCGCAGCCGGCCAGAACGTCCCAGGGTCTAAAGAATAGCCAGATGTTTATTAAATCAAGTTTGTTTAATCTCGACATTCCTAAAGACGGACCAGTTAATCAACAGGCAATGCAAGACCTATTCGACGAACTAACCAAGCGTCGGTGGTGGAAGAAGCCAGACCAGGGCTAAAAGCGAAAGTGCCCCAGGGGAGTTAGTCGCGCCACCTACAAACACGAACTACCTTCAACCCTGGGGCCGGATACTTAGTGAGACAAGAAGGGGGAAACCCACCTCGCATCCGTGAGCATAGAATATATCACGCCCCTAAAGCCCCGCCGGGGAACCCACTTTTCCTGGCCGGCAAGCTGCCAAAAAAATATTGAAAATTTCTGCTTCTGTGTTTGACGGTGGTGGAAAGGACGTGCTAACTTCTCACCCGTCGGTTCGCTACCGATGTATATGTAGGCCCTACAACTAACTGCATCTTTTGCAACGCTCGGGGAGTCCGAGGGTTCTCTTTGGCATGCCCAAAATGGGATTTAAGCTAAAGGTTCCCCCCAGACCCCCCTCCAAAGGAGGGGTAAGGGTTTGACCTGAAGAATGTCTCCACTCAAACACGGGCCGCATCTTCCTTCCAAGATAAACAAAAACGGAAATGAGAAAACGTCGAGATACGACAGAGGCTTAAGGATAACTCTGTCTACAATTCGGTGGTGGAAAGGAATACTATGTCCGAAGAATTATTCCCCGATTTTAATACCCCAAAGAAAAACGGCCCACAAAAACGCCCACGTATAGAGACCCAACAAAAATCAGCCAAATATAAAAAGGTCTCAAAAGACGCTATTCAGATTGTCTTCGACCACTGGGTACAAACAATGGGGAAACGCAAGAACTCCGTGCTTAATCACATCCGCACCGTAGCCATAGGTGCTGCCATATTCGACTATGGGGTAGAAGACTGCAAGCGCGCAATAGAGGGATGTAAGTTCTCAGAGTGGCATATGGGCAGGAACCCCCAGAACCGCATCTACGACGACATCGAGCTCATCCTCAGAGGACCCAAACAAATTGATAGATTTCTAGAATTACACGAACGTTTCAATAAAGAATCTGGAGCAGACCCCTTTTGAAAAAGACCGAACTCATAGAACTCGTCCAACAGGTATATGCAACATATAACCAGAAACTGTTAATCATCGACGAGCAGACGGTCTACCGCGCCTGGTTCGAACTCCTGCACGACCTGGAGTACGAGGACGCAAAGCGCGGGTTTATCCGACTCGCCACACACGAGAAGTTCATGCCCAGGCCGGGCGACGTACGACGCGCCACAATAGATATGCAAACAAAAATACCCCCATTTTTAGATGGGTATTCCGCTTGGGGTATTTTTACGTCCGTAATAAGAGAGGTAAATTCTGGTGCCCAAACAGAAAGACCCCCATTCGATGAGGCATTAAGAAATACCCTTAAAGAATTAGGGGAATCGGCATACAACATGCACACGAACGGAGACAGAGAAGTCTTCGTGCGCGTATACGAGAAGAACGTAGAGCGGCTCGAGCGCGAGAAGTACGTGATTGTAGAGAACGCACCAACCGAAGAGACGCCGGCCTGATGAACCGCACAACAACAACAAAATTTTTTAAAAAACTAAAAACAGGGGCGGGCGCAAGCTTTTCAGCCTTTTTTCGCCCTTTTCTTCCGGGAGCCCTGGCACAGCCAACATCTGGACTGAGTCCAAACTTTTTCGTCTTTTTTGCACTGTTTTTGATGGCACTCTCAGGAATCCTCGTTTTGGTCAATTTTCTGCACTTTTTGCGCATTATCTTCGTGCTAGGTTTCCCTTTATGAGCCCATTCCTCGCAATCCTTCTGACCGTTGTAGCCATCTGGTGGGCATCGTTTTCCAGCCTTCCCTTTATGGTTCGGGTCGCAGTGGTTGTATCTCTCGTAACCTCCTACCGCTTAGTTTGGGGATAATGATGAAAAGAAATCCAGGCCGTCCAGTTGTCCACCCGACTTCTGAGACCACCACCATCACTCTCAAGGTGTCAAGAGAGTTTAAAGAGCGCCTCATAGTTCAGGCCGATGCAGTTGACCTAACCCTGACTGACTACATCAAGTCATTAGTGCTACGAGATGGCGCGTAAACGCAAGCTCGCCAAATACCCAGACCGCAAGTACGGCATTGCTTTAACTCTTACTGGGGCTCAAAAGAAC